GATAATATCACCGTGGTTGTTCTGGAAAAAGTCCTCGTCTCTGTGAATAACCTCAAACCCAATTTCTCTCAAAATTTGACCGGACCGTCCGTCTCCGTAAAAGGGTTCCCATATTACTTTATTTTTTGGAACAAATTGCTTGACCGCCTCCCACGCCGACTTGGGGGTCATATAGTCATCGTGTTTCGTAAATGTCTTCGTGTGGAACCCAGCCATAATAAGTACGCATCTTAATTCTCTAAAGCTTTTTTGCCCTAATATATGCCCTGTAAGCCTGTTGGCGCCGAAACCATTCGAGGTACGCTTCCATTCCTTGTTTAAGACGAGGAAACTTTATCACTATATTTCCATATGAAATTTCCAGCCGTCTTGCGTTCTCCTTTACAACACTTTATTATTCCAGCGGTTGAACTCAAATTTACACAAGATTTGGCTTCGAGCAAGCTATCGTGAGTTTTTAGAAAAGTACCGTCTTCCGAGTACTGGTCAACTTTTCGAGAGTTATTGGGTTTCTTTTTACCTTTTCCAGATTCCTTAATCTTGAGTTTAGTTTCTTCTGTGTGTTTCTTGCCTTTTTTACTATCTGATATTCTCTGTTTCGTTTCTTCTGAGAGTACTTTACCTGAATGCGCCTTACTAATTTTTTCACGAGTTTCTGGGTGCACAATCTTATTAACGCCTCCTCCAAAATCTATGTTATACCCATTGGGTGATAGAGTACTTCTTTCTCTAATTTCTAATATTTCACGAGCATCTAGTTCTTCGTTTGGAATTTCGCACAAAATGGAGGACTCAAACGAGTCCCAGCCATACTTGAAAATAGCATCTGTTAATAAACTTTTATTTGATTTAACTTTCCGATGTTCGGCCCAGCGCTTTTCAAAGTTTCTTCGAGTCTGACCTATATAGCACTTACCATTCACTTTGTTTTTGATGAGGTAAATGAATCCCATCCTTACTAGTTGTAGCTGAGAAAACTTTAAAAGGCTTAGAGACACTGGTAGTTAATAATTATATGGCTCAACTACATGTTACGAAACTTACTCCAACTGCCCAGCTCCCAGTCCGCGCTACGGCGGACTCTGCTGGCTACGACCTCTTCAGCACTGACAGCTATGTCGTTCTCCCAGGTCGCCGTGTGGTTGTATCCACAGGCATTTCAGTTCAGCTCCCGCCAGGAACTTACGGCCGTATTGCGCCTCGCTCTGGACTGGCCGTGAAGCACGGTTTAGATACCCTTGCAGGCGTCATCGACCCGGACTACACGGGTGAGATTAAGGTGGTCCTTCAGAACCTAGACCAGAATCAGCCGTTTGTCATCCGCCCAGGGTACCGCATCGCCCAGCTCATTCTCGAGAATTTCACGGTGGCTGATGTTGTGGAGATCCCCACAGAGAACACACCTCTAACGGAGAGGGGGGTCTCTGGCTTCGGCTCGACGGGTCTGTAAAATTATCTCACAAATAGTAAGATGGTGTTCTTGACTCTTCGCAAGGCATATCTTAACTACCTGCGTAAGAAAAAGGAGGCCAACAACGCGAAAAAGAACCTCAAAAAAGCCAATAACGCCCTAAAGCGCGCAAACAACCAGTACAATATGGTGAAAAAGAACAATTTCCCTGTTCTCCCTCCCCGAGCCGCGAACTATGGGTCTATGAGAAGGGTGAAAGTGCGTTATAATAATGGATATCATAGTATTAATATTCCAAATAATGGTTTGAACAACTTTAAAAGAAACTACAGATATGTGTCTGACCCTAACGGCGGCTATTATGTTACCCGGAATTACTAAGGTTAAGGACACGAAGCGTTAAAACAGTATGGAGGACAGCTTCCAAGCCATCGCTTGGAAAGGTGAAGATCAAGATGACCAATTCACCATTCGCATCTTTGGACGAGCTGCGGATGGTAAATCGGTTTCCCTCGGGACCAAGTTCAACCCGTACTGCTACATCAAGACGGACGCGAGCCGTGACACGGTCAAAGGCCTCTTCTGGCGGGGCCTCGTGTCTTGTCAGGTCCAGCACGCCAAGGACCTCTGGGGCTTTCAGAACGGTGAGCTTTCTAGGTTTTTGAAACTAGAATTCAAGACTCACAAGGCTCTTCGGAACTGTGCTTACGCGGTCGAAAACAGAAAGTTCAGTGAGCTCCAAGGAGCTCGAATGTACGAGTCGAACATAGACCCTGTTCTAAGGTTTATGCACTGTTCCGGAATCACTTCTACCGGATGGATAGATCCTGGAATATGTGAGCCGGACCTCGAGTCGACCTGCGAGGTGAACCTCTGGGCACCCGACTGGCGCTACATCAAGCCCATTGAACGCGACGACCTCGCGCCCCTACGAATTATGTCTTTTGATATCGAGTGCTACTCCTCAACAGGAGGCTTTCCTGATCCTAAAAATCCAAAAGATGTTGTTTTTCAGATTGCTATGACGACCAAGGAGTTTGGGAAAAAGGGATACCTTGATAAGAAATGTATGTGCCTCAAGGAGACGGAGGACTACGAGTGGTTCGAGACCGAGAAGGAGCTTCTACAAGCCTTTGGCAGACACCTGGTCAAGATGGATCCGGACATCATCACGGGGTGGAACATCTTCGGCTTTGACCTCGAGTATCTTTTGGTCCGAGCGACCATTCACTGCGGGCTCGAACCTCGGTGGGGCCGCATCAAGAGTGAGATATCTGAACTCGTTGAGAAAAATTTGAGTTCGAGTGCGCTCGGGAACAATATGCTCAAAATGGTTCCTATGACTGGCCGGTATGTCTTTGACCTTTTCCAAGATGTCAAGCGGGAACACAAGCTCGAAAGTTACTCTTTGAACAATGTCTCTGAGCACTTTCTAAAAGACCGGAAGCTCGATATGCCACCCAAAGAGATGTTTGCGCGCTTCGTCGAGGGAGACCCAGTGAAGCTCGCGCAGGTGGCCGACTACTGTATGAAGGATACAGAACTGCCTCACGCTCTTATGGAAAAGCTGTGCCAGATTCAGAATGTGGTCGAGATGGCCAAGGCGTGCTGGGTCCCTTTGGCCTTTCTGAGTGAGAGAGGTCAGCAGATCAAAGTCTTCAGCCAGATGGCTAAAAAGGCCCGTGAGCTCAACTTTGTGATTCCAACATTTAGAATTTCTTCAAAATGTGTTCGAGAGTACTGCAATGGAGAAATATTTGAAGGACGATGTAAAATGTGTAGAAAACCGCCACTGTGTCCAAAGTGTAGATCATGTGATGCGCCCGGAAACGTGTGTCCGGAATGTGACGAGTACCAAGGCGCGACCGTGCTCGAAGCACAGACCGGGGCTTACTACGCACCCATCACGGCTCTGGACTTTGCGAGTCTGTATCCGAGTATCATGTGCGCGGAAAACTTGTGCTACTCGACGCTCGTGATGGACTCCAAGTACGACAACCTTCCAGGGGTCACCTACGAGACCTTCGGACCTCACAGGTTCGCCCAGTCGGGAAGTGACGGCAAGCCTGTCACTTCCCTCCTCCCCGTCATCTTGATGGACCTCAAGGCTTTCCGCAAAAAGGCCAAGAAAGATATGGCGGCCGCGGAGGGGACTCTTATGGAAGCTGTGTACAACGGTAAGCAGCTCGCGTATAAAGTATCAATGAATAGTATATATGGTTTTACTGGCGCTTCTAAGGGCATGCTTCCCTGTGTGGCCATCGCATCCACTGTTACATTCCGAGGACGACAAATGATTGAAGAGACCAAGACTTATGTCGAGAAGCACTTTCCGGGGGCTAAAGTCAGGTACGGGGACACTGATTCAGTGATGGTCGAGTTTGATGTCCAAGGGCGCAAGGGTCAGGAGGCTATCGACTACTCGTGGACGCTCGGCGAGCGTGCCGCGGAAGAGTGTACAAAGCTCTTCAAGGCCCCGAACGACCTCGAACTTGAAAAGATTTATTGTCCGTATTTCCTGTACAGCAAAAAGCGCTACGCGGCAAAGATGTACGAAGCCAAGACCAGTTCCGACGGGACTGTGAATGTAGTTTTCAAGAAAATTGATATCAAGGGTCTCCAAGTGGTTCGCAGGGACAGCTGCCCTTTTGTGCGTGAAACCTTGAAAAAGCTCCTCGGGATGATCCTTGAATCGAACGACCCACGGCCGGTCATAGAGGCGGCCCGGAAAGCGGCCAAAGAGCTCATGAATGGTGATGTCCCTATGGAGAAACTTCTGATGAGCAAACAACTCGCGGGCTCGTACAAGACCAAGGTGGCCCATGTGGAGGTCAGAGACAAGATGAGGGCCCGCGCACCTGGCTCCGAGCCCCAACAAGGCGACAGGGTCTCTTTCGTGATTGTCAAAGGCTCCGGAAAGATGTTTGAAAAGGCGGAGGACCCGTCGTGGGTCCGTGAAAAGGGAATACCGCTTGACTATGACTACTACTTTAGCAACCAGTTCAAAAAGCCAGTTCAGGACCTTTTGGAGCCGTTGGTCAACGCCGATGATATTTTTGACAATAAATTCATGGCCAAGACGAAGAGCACTTCGGAGATTGAAGCCCGCAAAGCATTCCTGAGTCGGTTCGGTCTAAAAGTCAGTTCCGTCTTAAAAGTTTCAACCGTGTAAGTAGTAAGATGGAACAGCAGATTCTCGAGCTCATAGAGGAGGAGGTGACTCGCCGGGTCAACCTGCGACTCGTGGGCGCCCTTGAGCTCGTTTCCAAAACATATGATATTCCTATCGATCGTCTCATGAAAGACAGCGCCAAGGTTGAGTGCAACTTCTGCAAGGGTATCCTCAAGACCAAAAAGAGGTGCCTCAAACAACCCAAAGAAAACGGCTACTGTGGATTCCACCAGAGTCAGGCTCCTCCGCCGGTGACGAAGGTTATCGAGCGTGTGAAGGCGCCTTGGGAACTCCAGTAAGCAGTGAACCGCAGGTTCACTGACTTTTCCGTTCCGACTTAAGGTTTAGAACCTTATTAAATTCAATGAATAAGTCAGCGCTTTTGCTCACGAGTTTGGAGCGTTTTTTTGATGAGCCAAAAAATCAAGAACAACTTGTTGATATTTTGGAACACCGCAAGGGCATCTCTCTTCGCAAGCTCGAGTGGTTTGTGACTAACTATTCCAAGACGAAGCAAGTGACTTACACGGCTCCTAACGGCAAGCTGTTCACGGTCCATGTAGCCTACAAATCGAGTCTGGATGGGTACTCGAAGAAGCTCTTCGACCCCTTCTGCCGCACGGAGCGCATCCAGTTCAAGGGCCTCACGACAACCTGTGCCCAACTGAACTTTATTCGTTGGTGCATCACTAATGGAATCATCTCGTATCTCCTTACTGAAAAGGAGTTGTTGCGAAACCGCCCTGAAACACCAGTAGAGTGTACCCATAGTAAAACAGATACAAATTGTATCCCTGTATAATTTGAGAAGTATATTGAGGATTGAAAGTAAGCTGTAGGTAGGTTGTCTGCGAATTAAGTTTTGAAAAATTAAGATACCCACCCTGATTGTACTCTTTTGGAGTGAGCCCAAACGAGTATGTATATATATTCTTTGAAGGAATGGACAATCCGTGCTCCAAAGGTTGCTTGAACGAGTAATAAAGAGAGCCTTGGAAAGTACTGAGAATGTCTACATTGTTCAGAGTAATCTTTGCAGAACTAATAACATCTACAAAGTTGGAGTTACCCGAAGGGAACTGGAGTTGAATACCTGTGGCTATGTACTGTGTCGTGTACCCATAATTGTATCTCGAGTCCGAGTAACGACCATCAGCCACATTTTCATAGTTTTTGTTTCTAAAAAACCAAGCAATGGTCTGCACGGGGAAACTGGCCGTAAGTTCAAGTTTAGGTTGATTACCCGAAAAAGAAAGGGTAGACTCTTTCTGGACCCGAGGCACGAGGTACTTCAAAGGGGTACTCATATAGTACAAACGCTCATCGTCGTTCAAGAGAATCTCTTCCGTAATGAGTGTTGGCAAAACGGTTGTGCTTGGATCATACACATCAATACGACTTCCTACAGGGGTGTTACACCACCACGCATTTGGCTGAAATGTGAACCTCACATACATGCGCTGGTTCCACATTGCGCACAAGGGAAAGTAGGGTCTACGGAGTCTCTCGCGCGCCTTGTTATTTGCCGAATGTCTTCTGCAAAAGAAAAACTCAAGAGGTGTGATGATATCGGAGCTTGGGATAACATTAGCCGTTGCCGAGTACCAGACGACCACAACTCCCGAACCTCCGTTTCCGGCCGCGCCGCTATACGCGCCACCGCCACCTCCACCCGTAGTTCCCGATACTGCGGCTATGGTCTGAGTAGGATACACGGTGACGGCACCGGACCCACCCCCACCCAGACCTCCGGGCGTCGCGAGCGTCCCCACTATCGAGGTGTTTGCCGCGCCGCCGCCTCCACCTCCAAAGTAGTCCACCCCTAAACTAATAGCATTACTGTATGCGTAACCGTTCCCTCCTCTGCCTAGAGTACCGGATGTCGTGAAAGCTGCAGAGCCCGTGCCCGTAGTGACATTGGCACTCGAGGCCGCCCCACCTCCCGATTGATACACAATGTTCGAGTTGTATGTGAATGCTGTGTTCGCGAGTCCGACTGTTCCCGACGCACCCCCATATGCCCCACCAAAACCACCTTGAACAGTGTATCCAGTCACATTCGAAGACCCACCGTTGGGTCTCGTCTGTGTCCCTCCAGTACCCACATTCACGACATAAGTCCCTGGAAGCAAAAAAACAGACTGATTGAATACGCCTCCGCCACCCCCTCCGTTTCCGTTGAATATTGTCAAAGTTGTGTTCGCCGGAGTCAAGTTTGAAGTCCAGGCCGTCCCTCCATATGTAGCCAAAGTTAAAGTGCTTGAACTAAATGATTGAACATATACAACTGGTGTAAATAACCCATCCGAGCTTGTTATGGAAACATTCGCTCCTGTATAAGCTCCTATTGTGTTGTTCACATTTACTACGAATGTTGGAGGAACGGAAACAACTTTAGTTATATTGCTTGTCAATGTAGGAACATAGGCGCCTGAAGCGCCGGCTCCTCCCCCTCCCACAAGGAGCAGATTCACCTGAGACGCCGTGTTCAGTGTGAAGACACCATTCGTCGTAAAGGTATGAATCGTGTTTGAGTTGATAGTCGTGATGGTTCCGCCCGTGCCGAGTACAGGTGCAGCGATATTAGACTGAACGCTCACAGCAGATCTAACTCCGTTTTGCTCGTCAGCATCAAGGAACAACTGGTCACGAATAATGTACCAATCGTCATACAGAGTCTCTATGATCGTCTCATTGACCAAAAGGTCTATTTGCTTTATCAAAGCTCGTCCAACATTCTGAGAGTAGACATATCCTGCAAGTGCCGGCAACTTCACACGAAGATACATATTTGAGAGCAAGTGTCCCAACTCGGTTGGACGCAACTCAATCTGAAGAACACTGCCCTGGTAAGAAGGATTGGGTGGTGGAAAAGGAGTGACCCGTTGGAACTGGACAAAGTTGGTGTATTGTTTGAAAAGAGATGAAAACTGAGACTTGGCATAGTCGTTACTCAAGAGGTATTCCTCTTGAGGACCTATGGCATTCAGAGCCAGTACAGAACCCTGGGAAAACCCACGATCCGCAAGGTCTATGTATTTCTGGACCGGTGGGGGGTCCCGGGGAAGGTATATGTTCAAGTCCCGAAGGCCAGGAGCGTCCCCTAATTTTATATTTTGATTCAAAATTACTTTGTCCTGAGTGAAGTCTTCAACAGTGAAGAAACCTGGAACGAAGGTCTCGGAGTAGTCAGCCTCGTGTATAACTGCGGGCGCTCCGTTCACATACACAGGAACATTGGTGGTGGGGAGGGGACTCCCATCCACCGTCTGTAGAGTGGCGAGAGTCTCATTCGTGTACGGACCAGCAAATGTTGTTAGATTAGCTGCACCAGGTCTGTATGAGGTAACTTTCAAAGGCACCTTTATTCCCGGAAGGTGCTCAACTATCCACCCGACGCTCGTGCCTTGAGGAGGAGGAACCGAAAAGTAAAAGTTCACGGTACCCGGAGTGATCTGGTAGCGACCGTACAAAGGTGCTATAACCTTTTGAGCAGTAACTTTAATCTGACCAGGTGGATAAAGAATTGCACCCGTGGCGTACTGGATACCTTGTATGTTTTGATTAGTATCTGACTGAAGAGTAAATGACCACAAGTAAGTCTGAGAATTCATTGAATCCAATTTTATAACTCCGGGACTCATATGTGCTCCGGTGACTTGGATCTGACCCAAGATGCCAGTGATACCCACGGCCGTCCACCCTACACCCATGGCATCAGACTCATCACTCGTGATGTTTGTGGTGACATAAAATGTAATCTCTTGGGGCGCCGTCACCTTGTAAAACCCAGATATGTCAACTGGATTCAAAATAATAGGCGTCTGCTCTGGTGGAGGTGTGGCTGCAGGTTGGGGAGCTGCGACCACGGGCGCAGCGGGACTGGCAGGAGTCGCCGTCTTGAGGAGATGGGAAATTTTGTAAAAGTCTAGCGTTTTTGCTGTTATTCTTTGTACGAGTGTTACCATTTTATCAATTGATACCGTTACATGGGGTACTGTATCAGGAACAAAACCTGTCACTGACACTGACATTCTCTACAACTCGCTCAGATTATTCTTCCACATTTGAACCACACTCAGAGCCTTGAGGTTCTCGCGCTCTTTCACACGCTGCTCACACAAGTCCTTGAGCTTTTGGACCTCTTCGCGTGTGTATTGGTAAGTCTTGATGTCCAAGAGCTTCGTCCAGATGTCCTCCTTGAAGTTTTCGGCCCGGAGCTGATTCTTGATTTCTTCCAAAGGAATGTTCAGAACTTGGACCCTCTTGTTGATGACGAAACCTATGAATCGCGCCTTTTCAGATAGCCACTGTATCTCCGAGTCCAGCAACTTGAGCAGGTGCGCCTTGCGCTTTTTGTAGATACTCACACGAATCTCCATATAGTCCAACAGAATCTCCTCGGGGCTGTTGTACTTTTTGACGGCACCGTTAGCAGCTATCAAGTACATATTGCTCGTGTGTATCGTCTTTGTCAGACCCAGTTCCTTGACTGGGTTTTCGAAAGTGCCTCCCCATATCCTAAAGTCCGGAGTCGTCTCGGTTGAGTGATTCTCGTACTTTTGGATCGTTCCCTTGTCTACCAAGTCATCCAGGTGCTCTTTGAAGTCCTGAATCCACTTGCCCGGAGGCAGCTCTGTGACATGGAGCTGGGTCCCCTCCTTTTCAACTATACCCTCGAGTACCCAAGTGTGGTCCCGGACCTTTTCGGTCCGACCCTTGAAGCCTTTGAAGTACGGCTTCATAGCCACCATAGGAACCTGGTCGAGGGCACACTGTATGTTGTGTTTTATAGTTTCTACATTGTAAGGAGGGACATAACAGCTGAAGCCCGTGCCGATACCTTCCGCCCCGTTCACCAGAATCATAGGGACTATGGGAGAGTAAAACTCGGGCTCGACTTGCTCGCCATCGTCAAAGACATACTTGAGTACGGGCGCATCTGTCGGGTCGAATATCTTGCGCGTCTGCGAACTCAAACGAGTGAAGATGTACCTGGAGCTCGCAGCGTCCTTGCCACCGGCCAACCGCGTACCGAACTGTCCACTGGGTTCCAAAAGGTTCAAGTTATTCGCGCCCACAAAGTTCTGTGCCAAGTTGACGATGGTTCCTTGGAGGCTCGCCTCACCGTGGTGGTACGCCGTCTGTTCAGCCACATAGCCGGCCAGTTGAGCAACCTTCATATCGCTCGTGAGGTTCTTCTTGAGGCACGCAAAGATAACCTTGCGTTGAGAAGGTTTGAGTCCGTCCGCCACATGTGGGATGCTTCGCTTGATGTCTTCGGCGCTAAAGTTCGCGAGGTCTCGGTGAACAAAGTCGGACACGGTCAGGGACTTGACCTCGCCATAGGGCACGCCAGGAGGTGGTGAGGCCATGTGCTTCGTCAGCCACTCTTTGCGGTCGTCCGCAAGGGCCTTGGCGAACGCGAGGCGCATAGACTCGTCCAGGTGCGTGTCTGCGCTGAAAGCCACCGTGAGGCGGTCAATCTGCTTGAAATACTCCTTGGCCTCGGCGCTCGTGGAAGTTCCCAGACCCTTGTAATACTTGACCGTTCCTGAAGGTTGGGCGTTCCTGAAGGCTTCTTCTGTGAAGAACCAAGTCTTCCCCGCCTTGATCACGGGGGTCACCATAGAAACCACAAAACCAAGCTCAATCAACTTTGGCCAGTACACATGGAACATGTTCAGGACCAGACCCTTGATGTGGCTCCCGTCCAAGTCGGCGTCCGTCATAATCATGAGTCTGCCGTACCGTAATTCTCTCAGTGAACTATAGACTTTGCCATGCTGGAGCCCGAGGATCTTTTTCAAGTTGCTGAATTCCTCATTGTCAGTCACTTGTTTTACCGAAGCATCCCGAACATTGCGCGGCTTGCCCCGGAGTGGAAACACGCCGAACGCGTTGCGGCCTACAACGCTCAGGCCCGCAA